ATGGTTTAAGTGATTGGGGGGCTAGTCCCCCCTTTCTTATTTTGGGGGTTTTATGGCTACTTTTAAGTGTCTGCAATCAGGCAATCTTGTGACTTTTCATAATCAAGTTGACATTGATTCCATGAAAGGTCATCAAGGATATGTCAGAATAGATGATGTAGAAGTAACCATAGAATCCAAAGATTCTGTTCGCACAGATACCGCATTCACTGCGCCTGTCATCCCAACCATTAAACGATTAGGAAGACCAAGGAAAGAGTATGTCGGACATTGATGCACGAGATTTTGGCAAACTAGAGGCACAAGTTGAAGCTCTCCAAAAAGAGATGCACACACTTAGCGCAGATGTCAAAGCACTTTTAGAGTTGGCAAACAAATCAAAAGGCGGTCTTTGGATTGGAATGTCTCTGGCCTCTTTTGGTGGTGGTATTGTCACTTTCATTGCCGATAGGTTGTGGAAATGAAAGAAGGACTACTCTCAGGTGCTATTTGCCCTCTACCAACTCAAGACATTTCAGTCAATCTGAAAAACCGCAACCATGCTTTTAAAGAGTATGGATATGGCCCACCTAATCCAAATAATGCCAATGATGCGTTTTGGCTGAAAAAAGCCAAAATGTATAACGCACCAACAGAAACAATCAAAGATATGCGTTGCGGTAACTGTGCCGCATTTATCCAAACTCCAAAAATGATGCAGTGCATCAAAGATGGTCTAGAAAAAGGTAAAAGCTCAGAAAATGAGCTTGACTACGATCAGCAGTTCATAGATGCCGCTGATCTGGGATTTTGCGAGTTATTTCACTTTACTTGTGCCGCTTTGCGTACCTGTGATGCTTGGAAATCTGGTGGTTCAATCAAGAAAGACTAAGGAGAAACCCTATGAAGAAACCCACAATGGCTCAGAAAAAGGTTGGAAAAGTCATGCACGAGTACAAAGAAGGAACTTTGCATTCTGGCTCTAAAAAAGGCAAAGAGGTGACTTCTCGTAAACAAGCAATTGCTATTGCTCTGTCTGAAGCAGGAATGTCCAAGCCAAAGAAGAAGATGAAATGAAGCAAGGACTCTACGCCAACATTCATGCCAAACAAGCCAGAATCAAGGCAGGGTCTGGCGAGAAGATGCGTAAGGTGGGTAGCAAGGGTGCTCCTACTGCTGAAGCCTTTAAACAGGCGGCAAAGACTGCAAAGAAACCTAAAAAGGTGAAGTAATGAAAACTCCAGCTTGGCAACGCTCCGAGGGCAAAAATCCCAAAGGGGGATTGAATGCCAAGGGGAGAGCATCTTATAATGCAGAAACTGGTGGCAACTTGAAAGCACCAGTAAAGTCGGGGGATAACCCTCGCAGAGCAAGTTTCTTGGCTCGCATGGGCAACATGGCTGGTGCAGAGTACAAGGATGGTGAACCGACAAGACTGCTTCTTTCGCTGAAAGCATGGGGTGCAACCTCAAAGGCTGATGCAAAGGCAAAAGCTAAAGCTATATCCGCAAGGAACAAAGCGAAGGCAAGCAGATGACATACTTAGAACTTGTAAACGATGTTTTAGTCAGATTACGAGAAGAAACAGTTGCTACTGTTTCTGAAACTACTTACTCGTCTCTGATTGGTAAATTTGTCAACGATGCAAAGCGTCAGATTGAAGATGCTTTTGCATGGAATGTGCTTGGCACAACCATTACTCTTAGCACTACATCAGGCACATATTCTTATGCTTTGACAGGTGCTGGTCAAAAATTCCAAGTTCTTGATGTGTTGAATGTCACAAGCAACATTCGCATGAAGAACATTGATTTTGCCACTATGAACAGGTTTCAGAATTTCTCTACGCCTGTTGAGGGAATCCCTGCCTATTACGCATTTGATGGTGTTGATGGTAGTTATGACACCAAGGTAACGATCTATCCTCGCCCTGATGGTGTTTATAGCATTCCATTTAGCCTGACAGTGCCTCAAGCCACATTATCTTCTGACTCAACTGTTGTCAAAGTTCCTGACACATTGGTTGCTCAGAATGCTTATGCTCGTGCTTTGGTTGAGCGTGGTGAAGATGGCGGGCTGTCTTCATCTGAGGCTTATTTGCTCTACAAAGCAATGTTGTCTGATTACATTGCACTGGAAGGCACACGCTATCCTGAGAATCAGGAGTTTGTTGCGATATGAGCCAACCTATTCAGACTTTCAGCATCTCAGCCCCCGGCTTCTATGGGCTGAACACTCAAGACTCTCCTCTTGATTTGAATGCTGGATTTGCATTGGTTGCGACTAATTGCATCATTGACCAGTATGGTCGTATTGGTTCACGCAAAGGATGGTCAAGAGTCAATTCTTCTTCTGGAAACCTTGGCGCAAATGATGTCAAAGTCATTCACGAATTGGTACAAGCTGATGGCTCTCTGACTGTATTGTTTGCTGGAAACAATAAGATATTCAAGTTGGGTTCAGGCAATGCAGTGACTGAACTTACCTATGGGGGTGGTGGAACTGCTCCAACCATTACTGCAAGCAATTGGCAATGTGCATCATTGAATGGCATTACCTATTTCTTTCAGTCTGGTCACAACCCATTGATTTATGACCCTGCTGTATCGACTACGACATATCGCAGAGTTTCAGAAAAAACTGGTTATGCCGCTACAGTGCCTGATGCTGATATTGTGATTTCAGCATTTGGCAGATTGTGGGCGGCTAATACATTGTCAGTTAACTCTACTGTTTACTTCAGTGATTTGATTTCAGGTCATGTGTGGTCAACAGGTACTGCTGGCTCATTAAATGTAAACAATGTGTGGGTGAATGGTGCTGACCAGATCACTGGTTTAGCGGCTCACAATGGTTTTTTGTTTATCTTTGGTAAGCGTCAGATTCTTGTTTATCAAGGTGCAACATCTCCATCAACCATGTCAATCAGTGACACTGTTGAAGGCATTGGTTGCATTGCTCGTGACAGTATTCAAACCACAAGCACTGATGTGTTGTTCTTGTCAAACTCTGGTGTCAGATCGTTGATGAGAACGATTCAAGAGAAGTCTGCGCCAGAGAGAGACTTATCAAAGAATATTCGTAATGATTTGATGGGTGCTGTGGCTGGTGAGACATTGGCAAATATCAAGTCTGTGTATTCAGAGCGTGAAGCCTTTTACTTGTTGACAACACCTAGTATTGATACCACTTGGTGCTTTGATACCAAGGCTTATTTGCCTGATGGTTCTGCAAGGGTGACTACATGGGATTCAATCACGCCTAAGTCTTTCTTGTCTCGCAGAGATGGAAGTCTTTACATTGGCAAGAATGGGTACATTGGTTACTACAACACTTATCAAGACTACGATACCTCCTATCGTATGTTGTATTACACAAACCATGCTGACCTTGGTGACCAGAATGTGACTTCAATTCTGAAGAAATTGTCAACAGTGGTAATTGGTGGCTCTAACCAAGTTGTGACATTCAAGTGGGGATTTGACTTCAAGACAAACTATTTGTCTGCAAGTGCAACCATTCCAACTCAGAATGTCTATTACTATGGCGTCGCAGAGTATGGAGCAAATGCCACAACGATTGCCTACTATTCTGATGGTGTTGCATTGCAAACATTGACAGTTCCTGCAACTGGAACAGGTAAGGTTGTGCAAACAGGTTATGAATCAGACATCAATGGTTTTGCCTTGTCTATTCAGAAGATTGAAATTCAAGCCAAAAATGGCAAGATGAGTTAAAGGAGAATTATTGTGACTGATTACACCAAGAGTACGAACTTTGCTACAAAAGATAATTTGTCTTCTGGCAATCCATTAAAGATTGTCAAAGGTACTGAGATTGATACTGAGTTCAACAATATTGCTACTGCTATTGCAACCAAGGCAGATTTGGCAAGCCCTACTTTTACTGGCACACCATCATTGCCAACAGGAACGACTGCTGTCACCCAATCATCGACTGATAGCAGTACCAAGGTGGCAACAACTGCATTCGTTCAAGCTGTTGCACAGGTATTGTTCCCAGTAGGCGCAATTTATTCTGCGACTGTTTCTACTAATCCCGGCACATTGCTTGGATTTGGAACATGGACTGCATTTGGTGCTGGTCGTGTATTGATTGGTGCTGGTACTGGTGGTGGGGCAACCTACACCGCTGGTTCAACTGGTGGTAGCAAAGATGCAACATTAGTAAGTCACACCCACACAGCAACATCAACTGTTACTGACCCCGGACACCTTCATTATTATGGAAACACTGGATCAGGTATTGGTAATGCTGGTGGAGGAAATGCTTCTGTAACAACTGCCTCAAAAACAATTCCAACAACATCGGCAACAACAGGAATCACTGTGGCAACAACAAACACTACAGAGGGTTCAAGTGCAACAGATGCAAACTTGCCTCCTTATGTTGTTGTGTATATGTGGCAACGCACAGCATGATGATGCAAGACCCTGAATATCGTATTACTCATCACTTTAGTGATGGGTTGTATGCCAAAGAGTCATTCTTTACTGCTGGAATGAGCATCTTGAAGCATACGCATAACTTTAGTCATTTGTCGATATTGGCGCATGGCAAGGTTGCTGTTTTGCGTGGTACTGAAATTGATATTGTTT